CACATAGCCCAACAACGCGCCAAAAATCCAAATGTAGTCATCACCGTTAAAGGGATGGATCAGGTTGGGTTAAACAAAGCAGAGGTAGCAAAAGCGGTAGAACGACTAAACACTCAACCCGCACCCGCAAAACCTTCATCCGTGGGTCAGCCTGTTCCCGCTACCGCGCAGCCTTACAGCAAAGAGGCGTTGCAGAAAACGCTCAACCTGACAGCAGAGAAAGCCGAATCTTTGCATATCATAGTGCAGGCTATGGGGCTGGATGAGTCGAGGCTTACATTCGATTCCACTAGAAGCGGGGTAATGCTTTATCAAAAAGGTGGAGACAACAAAATTGATGCTCAGATTTATTTTGAAAACGGGAAAGCAGTCATTGAGGGATTCAAAAGTTCTAATGTATCAAGCGGGGCGCATGAGATTTTTCACGCAGCTAGGAGGCAGCTTTTCGACAGAAACATACCAGCAGAAAACCGCGAGGGAATCACGGATGAAGATGTAGCCATAGCCGAGAAATGGGCTGGTGTTAAAGACGGAAAATGGAGCGTAGCAGCCGAGGAAAAGTTTGCCCGTGGAGGCGAAAGATACCTTGCAACAGGAGAAGCCCCATCCCCGGAACTTGCGGCGGTGTTTGGGAAGTTCAAGAACTGGCTGTTGAAGATTTACAAGGGTATCTCCGGCAGCGCGATTGACATCAAAATCTCGCCTGAGATGAAGAAGGTGTTCGATAGATTGCTCACCCGCTCAGAGCGACTAAAGGGCGAAGGAGAGAAGCCAGCACCCGTTGAGTCGAAAAAGCCAGCACCCGAAAAATCCGACATCTCAGAGCATCAACGGGAAATCGAGACAGCGATGAAGCCGGATCATCTGGCTATCCTTAAATCCGCCAACGAGAAGCTGGCGCGTGGGGAGCCATTGACGGAAATCGAGCAGGGGATGAGGGATTCCGTGGAGCGGCAGTTGCTCGATAAAGGGGATGTGCTTAGGCAGGAGTCGCCACTTACGCCAGAGGAAAAGGCCAAGAGGGATGAAAATGATGCCGCCTACGCGAAAGCGGCGGAAGCTGGCGACACGGAGACGGCGCAACGCATGGTGGATGAGGCGGCGAATAATGAAGGTCTAAAAATCTTGTTTCATAAAACCGAAGGAAAGTTTGATGAGTTTGATCCGTCAATAGGGGAGGGCGGGACGCACCTAGCAACAACAGAGAGGCAACTTGATAATTTACGTGGAAACAAAGGAAAAACAATGCGACTTGCTGTTCGCATAGATAATCCAATCCGTATAAATGACGGGAATTACAACAGCCTTCGCTCCCTATGGATTCAAGCCGTAGATGCGGGTAAGCTGAAAGCCGGAAATTACATTGGTAGCCAACAAGACATTCTACAAAGACTTCGCACAGAAATGCGAAAAAAAGGTTATGATGGATTTGTCTATGAGAACATCCACGAAGGTCACGGAGACTCGTATATCTCTCTTGAGCCATCGCGGATAAAATCTGCCGAGACTATTGTTGAAAAGAACGGTAAAGTGATTCCGCTATCTGAGCGGTTCAATCAGGAATCCACAAATATACTGCGTCAAGAATCGCCACTTACGCCAGCCGAGCTGCGGGCGCAGCAGGAAAGCGACTCAAGCGGATTAAACGCCGAAATTGTGGACAGCATGAAGAAGGACGTTGTTAAGGCGCAGGCGGAAAAGGGCGGCGACATAAAGACATCCAGAGATAAGTGGGTTCTGAGTGAGTTGAAGAAAAAGAAGGGGATGTCGGATGCTGAATACAGCGATTACAAGGACAAGCTGAACGCTGCTTACGATGCCGAGGTATCGGCGCAGGAACTCCCATCAATTCCTAAGTCTGAATCTATCAAAGGGCAGCGCGACAACATTCGCGGTTATGTAGCCATTCGACTGCGAAACTTTGAAGCCGACAACGCTGATTTGATTGAGAAATCTCCCGATGCGGCTAAGGCCGAATGGAAGAAATTGATCATGCGCGAGATCAATGAATCCGGTGCAGCGAAGAAACTTACTTCCGGTCAAATAGAACACGCTGCAAACGAGGCTTGGAATCTAGGCAGGGACACAAAGGGGAAGCGCAGGGCTTCATCTGATGATGCTTTTCCGACAGAGGGAACAATCTCAGAAGCCATACAGAGCATGGGCGGCATTAGCTCCAAAGACAAAGCTCCGGCGGGAATTGCGGCGGCTCATCTTTCCAAGCTATACGGCGGCGAGGGGGCTGATTCTGCTGATTTAGTAGCATCGGCATTGAAAGACCGACTACCAAAGGGTTCGCTCGGAACTGCCGAGGAATTATGGGATGCGATTAAACGCGAAAGCGATTCGCATTTAAGGATGAAGGCGCAGGCATCACAGGCGAAAGCCGAATATGATACTGCCGTTAAGTTTAGAAAGTTTGTGCGAGAAAATGCGATTCAAGATATTCCCGGTCTGATACCAGCCCGCATATCAACCGACATGATCGGCGCAAAGGTTGTCGTGGACGGTGAGCCGATGGAAGTTACGGTTAATGCTAATGGCGATTTCGTCCTCAAAAGCGGAAAAGATTTTGACGGGCAGGGCAAGTTCGGGACGCAGCGCGTAGAGGAAGGCGAATACGTCTATATTGAAAGGGTTCTCTCCATGCCCGGAGAGGGCGACGGCAGGGCTACCAGCGCAACCAATAATGCCGTGATGAAAGCACTAGCGGCTATTGGTGCGCCGGACGTTGAGCTTGGGCCGAAGGTTAGCGATGCAGAAATTTGGAGTCGAGCGAAAGCGGAACTCGCCTTGAACCCAAGGGCTGCCGATGAGCTTGTTACGCGGATCAATAGTCCGAAAGAACCCGGTTCTCTCGTTCTATCTACCCATCAACAGGCGTTGCTTCTCTACAAGCACATTCAACTACAAGTTGAGATAGAGCCTGTTAATGCCGAATGGGTGGAGGCTATGTCTGTGAAAGAGGGAACTCCGCTTACCGCTGCAATGCGTGAAAGGAATGAGATATTGAGCGGAAAGCGAGAGGACTTGCAGCGCAGATTGTTTGAGTTTGCCAAGGCCAATGCCGCCATTGGTAGCGAAGCGGGAAGGGCTTTACGCTTCCGTCGCGTGATGGCTGATTACAGTTTCAGTTCTTCCTCTGTGCAGGCGCAGATGATGGAGAATCTTGGTCGCCCGCTTACAGAGGACGAGATCAAGGACTCAATCCGGCTGACGGGACAACTTGACGGGCTGAACCGGCAGTTGGAGGAACATCGTGGTCAGATAGTCGAGAGGCTGGTTGATGCTGGCGCAAGGGATGCGTTCGACATGATGAAAACCGAGATGACGTTGGGCGGGGCATTGGGCAGCATTTTCAAGAGCGGCAACAAGAAGGCGTTGTCGGGGATTTTTAGCGCAATGAGAAATGAGGCGCAGGCGACTTTCAGAGAGTGGTCGGCAGCGAGCAAGAAAAGGTTCAACGAAATAGACTCGCTCGCTGTTGAACTTGATCTGGAAGCAATGCCGTCAAACAAGCTGCAACAGGCGGAAACCGCTTGGCAACGTCTCGCAAGGCTTGAGGCAACAGATGCGGCAGTTGCGATAGCTTCCGGTGCTTCAAAGGAAATCTGGAAACAGGCGATGATCAAGAGTCACCCTGATGTGTATGGCAGGTTCTCAGCGAAAGAAGCCAATGAGCGGCTGGATCAGGCGTGGAGCGATGGGCCAGCTGCGCTTGCGGAGAAAATCGCAGAGAACACAAAGGCCAAGAACAAAAAGAAAACGGTATCTGATGCAGAGATTGAGAACGGCAAGAAGCAAATCGAGAAAACCCTTGTCCGTAAATCCAAGACAGCCGAGCAGCTTGCAGAGGAAGCCCCGAAGAAGCGCGAAGCAGTCCTCGCTGGTGTTGAGGCCGCGAAAGCAGAAGGCGGCGAACTTGGCGATCTCAAGAAAGCTGTCCGCAAGATTGCTGAAACATTCATCGAGGAAGGAGAGCGCGATTATGACACTTTGATCCGCAGAACCACGCAGGAGATTCAGAAGTATTTCCCCGAAGCGGTGGATCACGACATCAAGCGGCTGTTCTCCAACTACGGGGATTACAAGGCAGCAACCACGGACGAGATCAAGGTGACGAAGGCGCACATGAAGCAGCAGGCGTTGGTGGAGTCTCAGCTTTACGACATTCTGCAAAAGGGCAGGCTTCCATCCCGCACGGGTAAGGCGCGTGTGCTTTCGCCGGATGTGGTTCGGCAGGCTGTAATCAGAAGGCGCGAAGAAATGCGCAGATTGAATCTGACCGCAGATGATCCAGCGCAGCAGATGAAGGACTCGCTGGATGTCCGCAAGACCTACTATCGCAACAGGATTCTCGACTTGGCGCAGGAAATCAAAACCAAGCAGAAGATTATCGAGCAGAAAACACCAGCCCGCACCGACCCAGAGCTTGAGAAGATGAAATCGGACTACGCACAACTGAAAGCGGAGCGCGACTTGATATTCAAGGAAGGGCTGACGGATGAGCAGCGGCTTGCGCGTGCTATGCGGGTTGCTGAACGTGAGTGGCTGAACTCCCGTCAGAAGCTCTCAGATGCCCGCCAGCAAATCTTTCCGCCGAAACAGGAGAAAGCCCCGTTGCCGTATAACGAGAACCTAGAAAAGCTGAAAGCGGAGACGGAAGCCTATCGGGATGAATACAGGGCATTGCGCGATCTTGATCCAACCATTCGCAGGGAGAAAGCGTGGAAGGCGAATCTGTCCATGATTGAGCGGCTGCAAAAGACCATCGCGGATTACAGGACAGGAACGGAGCCGCCTAAAGCCGAGAAGGAGAAGCTGACAGACCCGGAACTCAAGCAGCAGCGGAAGCAGATTGAACAACTCAGGGCTGATCTTGAAGATTTGAAAGCCCCGATGAAGGAGTTGGAGCGTGCAAAGCAGGTCCAGGATGACATAGACGCGCTGACCGACAAGATTGATACGGGCAACATCTCGATGAAGAAGCGTCCATCGCGCAGGGAATCGGCTGAAATCGAGGAACTGAAACGTCAGCGCACCGGATTGCAGAATGAACTGAATCAGATGCGCAGGGATAAGAAGGGCAGGAGCGAAGCTGAATACATCAAGTCGCTCGACAACCGGATTGCAGAGGTTCTGCGTAAGCTGGCCGACAACGACATTCTCAAGAAAACAAAGACCAAGTTTGACAGCGAAGAAGTAAAGCAGCGCGAGGAAATCTTGAAGGAGTTGAACAATGAGTTGCAGACGCTCAGGGATGGGCCAAAAGCACCTTTGGAGGAACTTGCGCTCAAGCGTCGTAAGGCGCAGTTGAGCCGCAACCTTGCTGAACTGGAACGGCGCATAGCCGAGGGCGACATTGATCCGAAACCACGGAAAGAACCTACCCCGCTGGATAAGGAAGGGGAGGAAATGCAGAAGAAGATTGAAGTGTTACGGCATCAGATTGTCGTGATGCTTGAGGCAAAGCGGATTGAGGGTCAGACATGGCTGGGTCGCAACGTGGATAAGTTTGTTGCGTATGCGCGGTGGGCAAAGATTACAGGAATTGCGGTGCTTGGAAAATTGTCAGGGGCGGCGGCAGCGCGGCTTTTCCTGACGAACCCCACAGAGATTGCGGCAGGCAAGCTATTGGAGGCTTCGCCGTTCATTGGCGCAGGGATGAAGCGGTTGCAGATGCTATCGCAGCGGGGGCGGGATGTGATGAGCTTCACGGAGTATCTGAGGAACTTCAAGAAGCTGTGGGCGACTACAAAATCCGAGATCGGCAATGTCGTGAAATACGGAAAAACAAGTCAGGAAATGGCGTATGGAAAGCGGGTATATCCGCCTCTGCTGCCGAAGTGGATGGAGTATGTGGCCGCGCTTCACCCGCTCTTGAAGCTGCCCGTTTTTATGAACGAGTTCAACCGCAGCTTTGATTCCCGGATGAAGGATGCGCGGTTGCGCGGCGAGGACGTTACCAACGACAACGTGATAGACCGGATCAAGAATGAGGCGACGATTGACGGGCTTCGCTCAAAGTTCCAAAACGATAATTTCCTGACCAAGCGATTCGCCATGATGTCGGCTCGGAGAGACACCAAGGGCAAGTCGAATATCCATGCCGTAGGTGATGCAGCTATTCCAAGGCTGATGAACTTCCTGTTTCCGGTTGTCAGTGTGCCGACCAACTATTTCCTTGAAGCACTAACATGGGGGCCATTAGGACTTGCCAGCGGACTTACGAGAACGGCTGGACGCCCCGGATGGGAGGCATTAAAAGGCGTATTTAAGAAAGGCGGAAACGCGAAGGAGGCTTGGAACGAAGGATGGGAGCGCGTGTGGGCTGAAATGACACCGGAGAACGCAGACTCGATTCATCGGCATCTTGTGCGCGGATCAATCGGAAGTGCGCTATTCCTTTTGGGGCTTGCCGCGAAGGATTATATCGGCGGATTTTGGACTCGGAAAAAGAAGGACGAGGATGAAGTCGAATACGGCGACATTAGGATTTTCGGGATCAACTTTAGCCATACTTTTCTGCATTGGCCGATGGTGGAAGCATTGAATCTTGGTGCATCAACCGCTCATATGTATGAGGACAACAACAGCGAAAGTCGGGCTGTTGCTGCCATTCAATCTTTTTTCAATTCACAAGGGTTGGAATTATTCAACAATCCGTATTCACAAGGCATAAAGCGGATTTCAATGATGATGGAAAATCCGGTAGTTGGTAGCGGCGATCTTTTGTTCAAAGGCAACATCCCGCAGTTCATTCGTGAGATTGCGAAGGGAACCAGCAAGATGCGCGATTTGTCGGAGAAGAAGAAGCTGGATTCCGCCTTCGATCACTTCAAAGATTCGTTCCCGTGGTTCCGCGATGAATATCTTGATGATGCGGGTGAGAAGAAGCCGCCAAAGCCAAAGAATTATTTTAAATAGCAGGCTGAAATATCAACGCGCCTTAGTAATATACTTTAGTTTTTTTGCATTTTTCTATTGACGATATTTCCCGTCTATGGTTTAAGTTCTCCCCGCAATGAAACAACCCAAATCGAAACCCAAATCGGGCAAGACCATAAACATTGATGAGAATCTTCATCAGCGTATCCGAATAGCTGCCGCCCGGATGGGCGTTAAGCTAAAGGACTTCGTGGAGCTTGCTCTTAAAGCACTACTCAAATGACTATTAACATCCAAACACTTGCCGCTACACCGCGCATGAATCTCGTCGTCACGAAGGCGGCGAAATATCTGCAAGAAACCAAGGAACCGTTTGAGGACGTAATCAACCACGTTATCAAGATGCTGCTCATCGAGGGCGGCAAACTTGAAGTCGAGAACAACGGACTCAAGTCGCAAGTTGAGGCATTTAAATCCATCCTGCAATCGCTAGAGGATGGCGAGATGCTTCATTCCGACGACCCTGTTCCAGATATGCCATTCAACCCAAGTAGAAACTAACCAACAACAACCAAAACACAACAACCATGAGTAACATTGTATTACGTAACGTCCGTCTATCGTTCCCGCATCTGTGGGAAGCCAAAGCTGCGCAAGGTGGCGGCACACCCAAGTTCAGCGCATCCTTGCTGCTGGACAAAGCAACCAACGCCAAGGACATTGCCGCAATCCGCGCTGCAATGACCGAAGTGGGCAAAGCCAAATGGCCCGCTGGCATCCCGAAAGGCTGCATTCCATGCCTCAAGGAGGGCAACACGAAAGACTATGACGGCTACGACGAATCCAATATGTTCGTCTCCGCTTCATCCGATAAACGCCCTATTATCGTGGACACCGATCCTACGGTTGCGCTGGTCGAAGCTGACGGAAAGCCCTATGCGGGCTGCATCGTCAACGCCTGTATTCGGCTATGGGCACAAGATAATCAGTTTGGCAAAAGGATAAATGCCCAACTTACGCACATCCAGTTTGTCGAGGATGGAGAGGCATTTGGGGATGCGCCCTTAAATGCGGTGGATGTGTTCGGCGCGGTAGCAGGAAAACCCTCTGCCAAGTCTGCCACTAAACCCGAAGCAACAGAAGCCGTTGCCGACGACGACATTTCTTGGTAGAACTTTAGCGGGGTTGTTCCCGCTGAACGGATAAACGCAATTCGTGTGTTCATAACAGCGTGACAGGCCGGAGAGACGGCCACTTACTTTTACATACTATGCACATCACTAACGGAATCCATAAAGGTCTAGCAGACCCAACCTACCGCGCAATCGAAGGACTATCGCAATCCGCGATGAAGTCTCTCATGCGCTCGCCGGGACACTTCAAACATCAGCAGGAGAACCCGCGCACCGGAACTCCCGCTATGATTATGGGACGTTTGTTCCATCATCTCGCTTTAACCCCTGACGTTGCCCCGTGGTGGGCTATCAAGCCTGACGGCATGAGCTTCGCCACAAAGGAGGGTAAGGCATGGCGGGCAGAGCAGACAGGGGAAATCGTGAGTCAGGATCAATGGGAACAGAGCAAAGGCATGGCTATGTCCGTGCGCCAGCATCCCGCTCTACCAACATACGAAGCAACCGAAGTCTCCGTGTTCGGGGAGATGGACGGGGTGAAGGTCAAGGCACGGCTGGATGCGCTGGCTGGTGACATATGGGATTTGAAGTCCACCGATGACGCGAGGCCGGAAGGATTCGGCAAAAGCATATTCACATACGGCTACTACATCCAAGCCGCTTTCTACTTAGACTTGTATAACGAGTTTGCAACGAAAAAGGCTGAATCGTTCTACTTTGTAGCCGTGGAGAGCGAACCTCCGCACGGTTGCCGAATCTACCGTCTATCCGATGCTGCCGTGGAGCAGGGGCGCAACGAATACCGTCGCCTGTTGCAGGTGTTCAAGTTCTGCGCCTCGCATAATAGCTGGCCTATCTATGCCGACGAAGTATCTGAAATCGGGTTGCCGGGGTGGGCTGTAAAGAATCTCGACATCAATCCATTCGCATGAACAACCCTGACACCGATTGCCGCAAATGCAGTGCGCCCATGAACCTTGTCGCCACATCCAATTTCACGATTACAGGGTATCTCTGTGAAAAGTGCGATCACTGGAACAACCTGACGCGCAGGAAGCCGAGGAAACAAAAATGACTGCTACACACCTAGACGGACTCGACAAGTGCGACCTGCACAAGCGCACTCCATACGGCATCACAAATGTCCGCATGACGCAATTCAGTATTGCCCGCCACTACGGGGTAGTCACGTTCAACGGTGACACGTTCATCTACTTCCCCGACACGGATGAGCTTGTCCGGGATGATGTTCTCAAGTGGAAGAAGAAATCACAGCAGAAGCCGAGGAAGCAGAAATAAATGCAATCGCAACTGTCTATCCCTGATTCAGTTAAAAACAATGTTCAACTTTGTTCAACAATCCACTTGAACTCACGACAAATCTCACATACAAGACGCTCTATGTTCGCCAAAGTTTTCTCTCAAATCTTCGATTCCTCCATAGCTGAAAGCCATACAGTCAGGCATATCTTTATGGACTTGCTGGTTCTGGCCGATGCAACGGGAGTAGTGGATATGACGATGCACGCTATATCCAGACGCATCAATGTTCCGCTGGAAGATGTTCGTGCGGCAATCGAGAAGCTGGCAAGCCCTGATCCGCTGTCGCGCTCGGAGCGAGAAGAAGGGCGCAGGATTGTCTTGATTGACTCACATCGGGATTGGGGCTGGCAGATTGTGAACTACGAGCATTACCGCAAAACACAGGACGAAGATGCTCGCCGCTCTTATTTCCGAGATTACCGCAAGGCTGAAAGAGACAAGAAGCGTGCAACCCTGTTCAATGATGTTCAAGTCGGTTCAACCGTGTTCAATAAAGTCACACAGGAAGAAGGAGATGTAGAGGTAGAGGAAGAAGAACAAGAAAAGAAGAAGTCGGCTACGCCTCCTGCAACTCGCAAGCCCGCTATGCTTCTTGATGCAGATTGGATTACTGGACTGCAACGGATGGATGCTTATCGCGGCATCAACATTCCCGCTGAACTGCAAAAGGCTCAAGTTTGGTGTGAAGCGAAGCGTCGTAAATGCTCCCGTCCTTTCTTTGTGAATTGGATCAATCGTGCGTGCGCGGATCGCGCAGTTGTCGCGTCTCCTGCTATCAAGCCTCAGAAATCCCGTGGTCAATGTATCGGTGAAGCGGGACAACGCTATGCCCTGTTGGAGAATTACAACGATTGGCCGAAACGCGCTGACGGCAGCAACCAGACACCCGATGAAGTTGGGGATGCCGATTGGAAGAAACAACTACCTGCGCTATGAACGCTCAACCCGAACTCGACTTTTCCGGCCCCGCGCTGCGCGATGCAGCGGCAAGAAGGACAGACCCAACAACATCGCATGAAGCTGCTGCTTCGATAGAGGGAACTGAGGCAACGCGCTTGCAGGGTATCGTGCTTGATGCGCTGAAACACAACCCTATGGGGCTTACGAATCATGGGCTAGTGCGTGTCACTGGCTTGGCTTGGAACACCGTGTCCCCTCGCATCCGACCCTTGGTGCGAAAGGGTCTTGTATGCGACACCGGAAGGCGTGAGCGCGAAGCCGCTGGACGCAGATGTATCGTTTGGGCGTTAACCGAAGGAGAGCTATGAGCGAACAGACCTACCTACCCGACATCCACCGGATGCTCCCTCAATCCGAAGAAGCCGAAAAAGGGGTGCTGTCGTGCTTTGTTCTTAGCCCAAACGAGGTAGGGGCTATTTGCTCCAAGATGGGCATTGACGCGAAGCACTTCCTGATTCCCGCTCACTCCCTGTTGTTTCGAGCGGCAACCGCGCTATGGAAAGCAGGGAAACCCCTAGACTTCATCACCTTGACGCAGTTCCTACGGGACAAGGGCAAGCTGGATCAAGTGGGTGGGGCTGCTGCCGTTTCTTCCCTGTTCACGTTTCTGCCGACAGCGGCTAACGCTGAATACTATCTCGGACTTCTCACAGAAAAGGCGATTGCTCGCGCTTTGATTCACATCGGGACAAAGTATGCGTCCAAAGCCTATGACGAGCAGGGCGGGGTTAATGCGCTCGCGGCTGAACTGCACCGTGAAGTCTGTGAACTGCTAGGGCAGGGGCGGATCAAGGATCAGCCTATCAAGGAAGTGCTGAAAGAAATCCTGCAAGAGATAGCCAGTGGTAAGGAGGATGAAAGCAATCTGCCGACCTACATCCCGGCACTCGATTCCAACCTAAAGCTCTATCGCTCTGACTTTGTAGCTATCAAGGGCGGCACGGGTAGCGGTAAATCCTCTCTCGGTTCACAGATTATCGTGGAGACGGCTATCAGGGGTAGCAACAACCTGTTCTTTCCCCTGGAAATGTCAGCGAAGCAATGCCTTAAAAGGGCTATCGCGGGCATCTCCGGTCACAATATGGAGGCTGCACGGTTCCAGATGAAGGTTGCTCTCAGAACGGGCGATATGTCAGGCACGCAGGAGATGCAGAGGGATGTAGCCAATGCCGTGCAGCAGCTTGTATCGAGCAACCTACGGATGCCGAAGTCGTGCAGGACGCTCAACTCGATTATCGGGGAGTGCCGTAGCGCGAATGCGGAGAAGCAGCTTGATTATGTCCTCATAGACTACATCCAGTTGCTACATATCGAGGGCACATTCGGGACTCGCCAACTGTCCATCGGTCACGCGACTCAGACATTGAAGCGGCTGGCTGACGAACTCAAGTGCATCATCATCACCCCGTCACAGGTGAACAAGGATGGGGTATCGCGGGAAGCAGCGGACATCGAGAACGACGCTAACTCTGTAATCGCCATTGACTACAACAAGGAGGACGGGGAGCGCAAGGTGCGCGTGGAGAAGCAGCGCGAGGGTGCATCGGGTATCGAGATACCGCTGGAATGGAATGGGCCTTTAACCAAGTTTGAACCTATAAAATAATGAAAACATACATCATAGATTGGGGTGCTGGATGCACCGCAGGCGGAAGATACGCGCTGATACAGGCTAAATCACTAGATCATGCAATAGTGGATGCAGATCAAGTTGGTTGGCCGTTCACGATTGCGGAACTCAAGATTCCAGTGGACGAAGGAATCCGATACATGGAAATAGATAAACCGAAAAAGCACTATCAGGGCGCGAAACTTTCGGACATCAAAATGCAGAAAGCCGATTCTTGGATTAAAGATAAACCCGCGCATTATGGACAGGGAAACAATTAAACGCCTATTCCCGAATGCCTCTGCATCCCTGATACAAGCCAACCTACAAGACTATGGACAAGCTCACGTTGAAAATCCCCGGACGACTCCCGTTGTGGAATCAAATACTTGCGATGCACCACTGGAAACGAAAGAAGTTCAAGGACGCGCAGATGGACGATTTCTTGTCCGCGTTATCAGTTGCCGCAAGCGACTTGCAGATGAGGACGGGCTGTGCGAAAAATATGTTTTGGATTGCTGCCGATACGCTGGCCTCATTCCAGACGACGCGCCGGGCATCTGCAAAGTCGAAACGAGCCAAAGGAAAACCGCGAAAGGCGAAGCGGAGCATACGATCATCGAAATAACACGACCATGAGCAACAACGAACTATTCACCCTACCCCCGTCACAACCGTCACCCCTGCAATCCGCTCGCCGCGCATTGGCTGATGCTGAACGGGATTACAAGGCTGCGCTGGAACGCTGTAACGGGGATGACGCTGAACTCACATCACACGAACGCGCTGTAAATCGCTACACGGAACTCGTTAAAGCCGAAGAACTTAAAGAACTTAATAACCGCGCTGTGCATACTCGCCTTTGATATGTCTCTCAATAGGCATCTGTGTCCCTGTGAAAAGAGTCCGCAGATGAATAATGGTGGTAAAGTTAGTATCAAGGAAGATACGGTGATTGCCGTTTCTTGCGCGGTTATTATTCCCTTCAACCGATGGAACAGGATTTCGTAGCAATCTTCAAAGCCTCAAAGCCTAAGCTGTCCGACTTCCTGATCCGCCATGACGTATGCACCTACTACTCGAAAAACTGGACAATCGGCAACCCGTGGATCGCGTGGTTCAATCACCCCGCATCCGATCCAGAGCATCGGACTTTCGTGCAGCTTGTGGAGCGGTATAGCATGGAAGCGTGCTCCCGGCGCAACCTGTGCGCCACTGGACGGGATAGGGAGGATGCGTGTCGGAATCTAGCCAAGCTGAACAACCTGACGTTCCCGTAATACGGATATACGGTCACGGGTTGTTCTTCGTCCACTCGACTAATAGCGGGAAGGATTATCTCGTTGATCTGTCTGATCCAGAGTGGCCGGACGGTCAATGCGATTGCGCTTTCTTCCGATATAAGCTGTATCCCTTGATCGTGCGAGGACTGCCCCCGGCGAACAGGGCTTGCAAGCACATCGAAGCTGTGATTGAATCGGGTCTATGGAACAACAAGTAACTTCTGTCCCCGAAAAAAACGAATATTCGTTAGAGCAGAAGGACGCTATCAAGATACTTGTGATCGAAATTGGCGTTGCGCAAACGTCCCGGCGGTTGAATATCCCCGTCTCAACCGTGCAATCGTGGGTGGATCGTTATGGCTGGCTCAAGAACATCCCTAAGCACCTGCTGCCGACTCGCCGGAGGAACAAGATGCCGATGAAGCCAAGTGATGCGCTGGTGCAGGAGTTCAAGGAACTGGATGGAGATTCTAGGATTAACCTAGCCCGTGGGCTGAATAAGGGCGCAAAGGCAATCGGCAAGATGAACGGGCATGAGGTTATTGATCGGGCGACTGAGGTTAAATCCGTGGTGCAGAGCATCGCCCTTACCCATGCTTGGGATTCCACTCGTCCCGTCAACAAGGTGAGCCTGTCCATCACGGGCAACGGCAAGGCAATCGAGGGTGCGATAGATGCGGAGTGGTCTGAGATAGGGGATACGAATCTGTTGGAGGATTAGCGTTCAAAGTTACAGCGCGGGAAGCAGGAACTTAGTCACAACGCAAAACCGCCGCACCTTTTAACTGCAAAAGATGCGGCGGCAAAAAACAAACTTCGGGTGTGTTGATTACTTCTTCATGGCTTTCCTCCTTTCGGGCTTTTTAGTCGGGTTACGTGCTTCCGTCAATCGGGCTTTCTCGATTGCCTTCTCGCGCAGTATGGCGGCAGCGCGTGCGCGGTTGTTGGTTAGGATGAAATGGAGCAGGTTCATCGTTTGTAGTAGTTGGCGATTTCAAAGTTCAGCCCTTCCAGATTGTCCTTGGTGAAATTGTCCATCAGGAACGCGACGGCATCGGATGAGCGGGCAAAGCGTAGCCGCGCAAAAGCTCCTTCTGGCCCCACGTTTTCGCTGATACACATCTCCACACATTGCACGGGTTCGCCGTCAATAGGGAGCGGAGAGACAAGCGCATCAAGGTCAACGGGGCATCCGGCACAACCTCGTAGTCACCCCATCCCCACGCGCCTTTGCCAGTGGTTTCTAAGTCTTGCAGGAATAGGGCGGCAGAGGATAACATCCGAGGATAGTCCACGGGGTTGATTGCATAGCTGCCAAGCGGGGTTGATTGCAGGTCTGCGAGTGCATCGCGCAGGGTTGCGCCCTTGCCGATGATGGTCTTGTTGGTGTCGCCGTGGCGAACGGTGAAGCGTATGGATTTCATAGATTAAAAGGTGATTTCATTGTCGTTGTTGTCCCAAGCGCGTCCATTGTAGGAGATGCGGGCGATTTGGGTTTTCTTGCTGCCGCTGACTTGATAGACTTTGCCGCCCGTCCAGTTGCCGCCGCCGAGTCCATTGCTTTCAAGGTATTCACGGCATACGCTGGATGCTTCTTCGATGGATTTGACATCCACCAGCTTGCGCTTGGGGCTATCGGTGGGTTCGATCCAATAGCCTCCGCAGATGTCGGGGTTCTTGGCGTGACTGAGTGCTACTTGTAGTTTCATAGGTATTTTTAGTTGCTGGTTTATTTGATGAACTCGCGCAGGATGCCGGAGATGTGCCATTTAACTTTGCCGTTTCGGAGCATTGCGCGAAGGTGGAGAAGGATGCGGGTGATCATTGGATGAGTTGGAGTTGAGCGGGATCGGTGTCCTCGATGAGCATCGTGATGCTGAACGGCTCGCCCCGATCCACGGATTTAGCGAGACTTGCGATTTTCTTCCTGTCTGCCCCGTATTCAACGAGACGGTCAGTGACTTGATCCAGAGTATCCCCAGAGCAGCGTATAAAGGCGGCGTGCGGGGCTTTTTCTAGGATTTGCCACCCGATACCCTCAACGCTGCCTCCTGAGGGCCTAGAGACGGTTCCGGCGTTGTCGGGTTGCAGGGCTTTGAGGGCTTCCGCGCAATCCCAAGGTGTCGGGAAGCTCAGAACGATGTCGGCGCAGTAGTCGCCCCAAAAATGGTGAGCGAGTTGGCCGGATGCGGTGATTTGCTTTTTCATGGTCGTGATTAGAGGTTTGATTTGAGTGCGGCGGCGATGAGTTTCGCCTGTTCGGGCGTTGCGCTGTTGATTGCAAAAGAGACGGAGCCGCCAAAGTTTGCCGTCCATGATGCATTTTTGAAGTAGCCGGATGTTTCGGGCTTCTTGGTGTGGTAGTTCTCGCCAAGCGGCTTACCAAAGCACTTAGCGACGGCTTGCGCGGACTTCGCTTGTGCATCATCGGCAGCATCGAGTTGCGCGATCTTGGTGATTGCCGCCTCTTGCGCGATTTCTGAATCAGGGAGCAATCGGGATGTGATAGCCTTGGCGATTTTTGCTGGTGGAGTTGTGTCGGCAACCGTGATCGAAGGTGCTGCCAGCTTGGTATTGCCTACCCAGAGATCGAGATAGCTGCCTTTGTGCCGTGGGCGTGAATGACTGATCTGGATGCGCCCTTTCTTGTTCCAGCCGCCGCCGCCGATGAACAGCGCGAGTCCGTCCTTGCGGGTCAAAAGCCAGTTGCAATCTGCATACTCATCAGATTGCGGGGTTGCCTTCCAATCTGCGCCAAGTGCGGCAGCAACCGCTGCATAGCAGTCGGCTTTCGGGTATTCCAAGGTTTCGGTGCGGAGATAGTCGAAGTCTGCGCCGTCATTGCCGAAACGCTTCTGCGCGAGTTCGGGGGTTTTGCCGTAGGCGCAGAACTCTGATGCCATTTGGTCAGTTGGTTGCTTGTGCTTGAATATGTGTTTTAGGATTACGGGTTTCATGGATTTGGTTTGTTTTTCTGTTCGGGTGATTCCGTTCAGTGGGATGGAGAAAACAGCATCCTGCCGTTGGAGTCAATAACTATTTTACATTTTTACACGATAGCTTCAAGTTACAGGGTAATCCCGGCTTCAACCGTCAGGACGATACGGGTGATCAACGGCAAGCTGCGCAGGGTGGGCGTTTCGCTTCAAGTTACAGCGCAGTCGGGATAGGTAGGATCAGGGATGGTCAGCGCACCAGCGGCAAGCTGCACAGCGACGGGGATGCCAGGTTCAGATGTATTGATTATCGGGTGCATTGATAAAAGCGGCGTCGGGTGCTGGGTCTGCTGGAGGTGCTGGAGGTGCTGGAGGTGCTGGAGGTGCTGGAGGTGCTGGAGGTGCTGGAGGTGCTGGAGGTGCTGGAGGTGCTGGAGGTGCTGGAGGTGCTGAGGGTGCTGGAGGTGCTGAGGGTGCTATTTATCCCGGTGCTATAAAAATGTAAAAAAGAGATTGCCAGCGATGGCGATTTCTGTTTTTTTCGGGTTCCCGCTTTGCGGGGCAAAAAAACAACAACAACAACAAAAAAACAAAGTCATGATCAATATATTACAACTAACAATTCAAAGCGTGCGGCGGGTTCCTCGCTTCACGGGCGTGCTTGCTACGGTTCTGCGCGTTTCGGCGTTGGACGTTTCACCTGCGCTCCGTTCGTGGGTGGAATCCCGCGAAGATGTGGAACTCTGCGAAGTGCAGGACGATGACACTTTGCGCATTTTGCACGATGGGCGCGGAGAGCGGGCGTCGGAATTATATTCGTGCGGGTGTTGCGAGTATAGGTTCGCAAGCTGTGCCGATTTTTCAACCGTGCGCACTTCGCGGGGGCGAGTGTCGTGGTGTTCAACGTGTGCCGATGAGAACGCTGGCGTATGTGCGGATTGTCAAACCTTGTGCGAGCCGCTGCCATATATTAACGACTGCCGCGAGGCTATATGTGCGCGGTGTGTGGAGTCATACGGAAACTGCGAAAATTGTGATCGAATCGTGCGTCTATGCGATACGGAGAGCGGCGAGTGTGCGGCGTGCGCAGACCGTGCGGCTGCTGACGTAATACCTGATTACCACACCCAGAAAAGACCTTGGCGGCATTTGTCGTCATCGGCTCCATTGTTTGGCGTGGAGCTGGAAATCTGTGCGAAAAATAGCGGAGATTGCGCAGAAATACGCGAGATCGCAGAGGGTGCGGGGATGTTAGTCGAGCGCGATGGCAGTCTTGACGGTGAAAAGGGTGTGGAGATTGTGGGATCGCCGATGTCATTAGATGACAATTTAAAAGCGTGGGTATCGTTAGCGGCTCAACTTCGCCGCTTGGCTTCTGGCTGGAATGCTGGATCGGGGTATGGTATGCACATTAGCATTAACCGCCTTGCAATGACGCGATTGCATCAAGGGAAGTTGCTCGTGTTCGTGAATAACTCACGCGAGCTTTGCGAAAAAGTAGCCGGAAGAAAAGAGAACAGTTGGGCGAAATTTCACCGCAAGATCGTGCGTCAAGGAATGGACGATTCAAGCGGTAAATACGAGGCTCTAGCTTTGCGTTCTTTTCAGCGTATGGAGTGCCGCATTTTCCGCTCCACGCTGGCGGAAAAAGGCATTCGTCGGAACTTGGAGTTTGTCGCTGCTGCTGTGGAGTTCTCCAAGCTCGCCAGTCTGCGGTTGCTGGAAAATACGGGGGCGTTCTTTGCGTGGTTGGATGAGCCTGCGCAGAGCAAGCGGTTTGAACATCTGCGCAAGGCTCTAAAGTTACGCCCAGCAACTAATCCAAGATCGCACGCTACTGCCGGAAAGGGGGGAAAATAGTATGTGCCTTGCCATTGCTCATCCGGCGGGTGTCACGATTCCAGCGGATCATTTCCGCGAGGCGTTTAGTTCAAACTCCGATGGTGCGGGGTTCGCTTATTGGGATGGTTCCTCTGTCGTTATTAAAAAGGGGTTTTTCAAGGCCAAGAAACTGATTAAGGCATACATGAAAGAGGCGGCGGGGAAACCTTGTTTGATCCATTTCCGATATGCGACGCACGGCAACATCACGGTTGCGAATTGTCACCCTTTCCGGCTTACATCGGGTGCTGCTGCAATACACAACGGGGTGCTCGATTACACGTCCAGTGTCGAGAAATCTGATACGTCTCATTTCTGCGATGAGATTCTAAGCCCTTTGCTGGCTGTGCTTCCGGCTGATTGCCAAGCCGTGCGGCATCTGGTGGAGGAAACCATTGGAGCGGGTAACAAGATCGCAGTTTTAAGTAACGGCGGGGACATCGTGATATATAACGAAAAACGGGGCCATTGGTTTGGCGGTGCTTGGTTTAGCAATGACAGCTATAAATTTCGGGCTAGTGTCTACGAACAGTATTATTCGTCAATGATGAGTGAGGGCGGCGGTTCTGGGGTTGATTCTCGGCTCCCGTTCGTCTATCGGACAACGATCAAAGATGCGTCAACCTTGCCAGTGATCAAAGGGGTTTCCGTTCGTGCTTCGGATAAGTATTGGAAAAAGGAAGCACTGACGTGTCAATGGTGTTCGTGTGTGGTGGACAAGTCATCGGGGCAACAAGTGATCGGGGATGATGGTTGGCTATGCGAGTTTTGCGCGTCGGATCCTTCGACTGTGGACTATATTAACGCATGTGCTGAGAGCGAAGGGGGTGCGCTGTGAGTCGCTTAATCGCTGATCGGGGTAGGTTCCTCGTTGCGGATGTTACGGGCGGCGATGGTGCGCGGCTGCATCGGCAATTGCTGATAAATGGCGACGGCTACATCGAACACGTGGAAAGCGGGGCGCGTCATGTCTCTGTCATGGTTGAAAACAGCGGCGGGGTTTGCGTGTGGCAGGGTGATCGGGATAAGCTGGCGACGTTGCTAGTCCATCACTGATCCGCTGTTGAGCATATAGGCCGCATCCGTCAAAAGCGGGTGCGGCTTTTTGCTGTCGGCGTGGTGCGGGGTAGTCGTGGTGCGGGGTGGCAGGGTTCAACGGGTGCGGGTGATTGCGTTAATGAGGTAAAGCAAGGGTGTTTCGTCTGTCGGCTTTGCTGGTATCGTGTCGGCTGCATCGGCTCAACCTCATCCCCTTTTCCCCTGTTCTCCTTCTTCCGCTGTTCCCCTTTTCACCTGCTCACCTGCACCCGTGCTTCTCTGTGTGCGTTGTTCCGGGTAGTTTCGGGTTAGGTGCTAACGTTTCCGCTTTTCCGCTTATACCGTAGCACCAGGGGCGTGCGTGCTGCTGGTGCTGGTGCTGGTGCTGGTGCTGGTGCTGGTGCTGCTCTGCTGCTCTGCTGTCCGGCTGTCCGGCTGTCCGGGCACCGGGGCCAAGGAATCTCTTTTCCACGGGCATCCTCGGCATCCACCACGGCGGGGGAGGGGGGCAGCCGGGGTGACGGTTCCTCGACAGCCCCTCCGCAGATTTTACCTCTGAAACCGTTTTACGGCTCAACCCTGCAACCCTGCAACCCTGCAACCCTGCAACCCTGCAACCCTGCAACCCTGCAACCCTGCAACCCTGCAACCCTGCAACCCTGCAACCCTGCAACCGCTAACCACGACAACCCTGTATCTCGACACCCCTACTACCCTGTATCCGTTGTTACGGCTTATATCGTGGTGAAGTGGATCACGGCAATGGCTCTACGCTGTATCCCCTATTCCCCGATATAGCCAGTGACCGCTTCGCGTTTTATGATCTTGCACGCGAGGCAATCTGGAAGATGGAAACGTGTCAAGATTATATTTGTCTAACAGGGGAAAATAGATCAGGTGGTTAGGGGGATTGATTGTTTATATGCGTGTATTATCAATGGATGAAAGTAAGTCGTGTTCCACCTGATTTCCCCATGCAGTCCAGCCGGGCCTTTGGAGTCTAGCGAATAGCTCAACCCGATCCATGCCTGATGTGACCGACTCGATGATTTCGTGCATCTTGTCGGGTTTCGCGCTATGCCTGCCGACTTTGTTTCGGATGAGGTTTTTAACGGGAGAGCGGAAGGCTTTAACGTCACCCCTGATTCCGAGAAGGCAATGCTCGGTTACTCCGCGAAACCAATAACCCATGCCGCTGCCGTTTTCCTTTTCCCAAGTTAGAAGGGTTTTATACTTGAACCCCCATGCCTTCATCACGGCAAACGCATCTGGAAGTAGTGGGTTTGTGGCCCAAAGGAATAGCACAGCATTGTCCTTGCTGATTTCCTGCACGGGCATAGCTGCGATTTGCTCTGCCGTCATGGTGTTGTAGTAGTGGGTGACGCTGCCGGGATGTTCGCCTCTGGATATACAAGGTCTAGGTGGTTCTGTCGGCTGCTTGCAGTCATACTCCCAAGGAGGGTCAGCTAGGATGCAGCCGAACTTACTGCCGTCGAGATTGCGGAACGGGCTATTCAAGGAAGTTGAGTAATGGTGTTTTGCCCTTTTCGAGTTCCCGGCAGGCTGCACAGACTTTGCGGTGGTCGAGTAGCAGAGAGTCCCGTTCAAGGGATGCGGCGATGAGTTTGAGTTCAAGGGATTGGGCGAACTGGATGAAGTCGGCCTTGGACTTGAGGGTGGACAGGGCTGCGGTGGTGAGCGGGGTTGCTGTCATATCGTTTGTTGGATTTTGAGGCACAAGGTATCGAGCTTGCGTCTCAGGTCTTGGTTGATTTGAAACTGTTCCTTGTCGTCGTCGTGTGCGATTTTAAGGAACAGGGAGTGGCAGTCTTGCAGGAGATCGGATGCAGAGGTGTCAGTAATGCGTTCGATTGCGGCTGCTACCTGATTACAGTTGTCGGAACCAGCGGCCCCTAGCTTGGCTGCTTGGATGATAAGGTCGAGGTCAGTCATTTGGTAAGGTCGTTTGCAATTTTCAGCGCGGACAATAGCCTGTTGCCGTCCTCTACGGTTATCGGTTGCACAAGCCCACATCGGCTATCGGTTGCACTCGATTGGTCTGCCGCATAAGCCTCCGCTGCCGCCTCAAGTTCAATCAGCGCGTGTTTAAGTGCATCCCGCTCGGCGGCAATGGCGGAAAGCGGCGTTAGATTATGCTCCTGCAAAATGCCAAGTGCCTTATTGCGATCTGCCTCTGACTCAAGCACGCGCAGACAAAGCGCATCCCGTTCGGCGGTGACTGCGAACTTTGCGGCTATCACGTCACGCAACGATTGATCGTTTCGCATCACGGCTTCTCTAGCTTCCTTCAGATCAGCGGCCAAGTCCGCGTTTGCCGTCTCGACGGTGCTTGCGCGGACAAGAAGCGCATCCCGTTCGGCGGTGACTGCGGCGAGTTCTTCCTTCGCTTTATCTATTCCGCGCTGCTCGGCATTACGCATTAGCCGATGCTGGCTGGCTATGATTTCTTTGCAGTCGTTTAATTCCACATTGACCTCAACGGCGTTGTCCCAACTCACTGACTCGGCTTTCTTGGTTTCCTCCTTAATTCGGCACAGGAGATCGAAAAGCTCCTGCTCGTTGCACGTATCAAGATTTTCTCCACGCAGTATGTTGGCGATGGTAGCGAGCTTGGCGAGGGCGATGTCGCGTGTCTCGATAGCCTCGCGTTCGAGTCGGTAGATTCTTCCTTTTTGCAAGTCCCTTTCCTCCGTCCGCTCTGCAAGCATTTGTTCGATTTCGCGGGCAAGTTTGAGCACGTCCCGCGTATCGGCGGAGACGGCTAGTTCGCACCAATTATCCACAATCGGCGTTGGTCGTTCGTTGAGTGGTAGGTGGTCGGATGGATCGATAGTAAGTTCGTGCGGTGTAGTCATAGTGTCTCCTTCCATTCTTCGCCTTCACTGGATTTTGTGATTTCGGCAAACATTCTGTTGTAGCAGTCAATACAGGCGGTGTCGGTCTTTGCTGGCGATACAATCAGCAAATGCTTTTGCCCTGCTGGAATACCGTTAGACGGAAGCCCAATAGCGGTGCATCGGAAACAGGTTTGCGGAGTGTTGGATGTAGTTTCAGTTATTGTCATTGGAGTAGTTCGATTGGGTAGGCTGCGAAGATTTCGTTGATAATTAAATTAGAGTATGGACTAGTTAGCTGACGACACATTGCGATTGTCCGAAGCGTGCTTTTCCAGCCAGCTTCGGCGTTTCCGGCACAGGCGGCGATGAAGGTGGCGTCCTCTTTTTCATTCGGATTGGTTTGTTCCTTGAAAAATCTAGTATCAACCACGACGATAGCCTCCTGCGTTCCATCGAGCGCGAGAACTTCCGTTTGATGCTGTCCGATTATCTCCCACTTCCC